TACCAGAACCCACTATCGGGCCTAATAGTGCCACTTTGTCTGATGAGAATTTTTATGTTGGACTTTACACAGGAACGGGCGCAGAACTAGCCATCACACAAGTGCCTTTTTCTCCAGATAAAGTAGATATTAAAGACCGTGATATAGGCCACTCATGGATGGTATTTGATAGATTACGCGGGGCAACTAATTTTTTATATTATGATACATTAGGTGGTCAGCAAACAAATGCACAAAGTCTAAAATCTTTTGATGCTAATGGGTTTACTTTAGGTACGGTCAGCCCTGTTAATGCGTCAGGGGATGATTATGTTTTTTACTGTTACAAAGCCAACGGCTCTGGAGTAACTAACACTGACGGCTCTATAACATCTACTGTATCTGCTAACACCGATGCCGGGTTTAGTATTGTTACTTACACAAGTAATAATACGCCCAATTCTAGTATAGGACATGGTTTAGGTGTTACGCCAAAAGTGATTATTACTAGACGGGTAGGAGTAGGCTCTCAGTGGGGATTTTTTGGGCCTATTCTTGGTGTTGATAAGTATATGTATTTAGATGTAACTGACGCTGCAACAACGGCAATTGGGTACATGCCCGCACCTTCTAGCACTGTTGTAAATACTGGGGCTAATACTTGGTCTGCTTTGAACGACCAGATTGACACTTATGTGCAGTATTGCTTTGCAGAAGTAGAAGGTTTCAGTTCCTTCGGAAGCTATACCGGGAATGGCTCGGCAACAGACGGCCCCTTTGTCTACACCGGGTTCAGACCTGCTTTTTTAGTTATTAAGCAATCTAATGGTAACAATTCATGGAACACATCAGACGGGGCAAGGACACCATATAACGGCGGGAATGATTCTTGGTTAAATTTGAATTTGCCAAACGCCGAAAGTAGTTCGCAAGATTTGTATGACTATTTATCTAACGGCTTCAAGTTGCGAAGCTCCGCAGGTGGTGTCAATGGCTCTAGTGGAAAATACATCTACATGGCATTCGCAGAAAACCCCTTCAAATACAGTAACGCACGATAGGTAACATAATGAAATACTACAACACAGAAACACAGACAGTAGTTAGTGAGAGGCAAGTAGTCAAAGCCAATCCTAACACTTCATTTGCGTTACCTTTCAGTGACGCGACACTTGAGTCACTTGACTTGGTCAGACTGACTGACGACACCAAACCAGCCTATGACGCAGCAACCGAAAAGGTTATTGAAGATGTCATAGAAGTACGCGATGGCGTGGCTTACCAGACTTACAGCGTAATAGACCGCCCTGCTGAAGCCATTGCTAACGAACTGGCTAACAAAAAAGCTAATGTAAGAATCCAGCGTAACGACAAGCTGTCTAAAACAGATTGGGCGGTTCTTCCTGATAGCCCACTGTCAACTGATGACAAGACTGTCTACGAGAACTATAGGGCTGCTCTACGCGATGTACCTGCACAATTTGGCTTCCCAGATAACGCATTGCCTGAAAGCCCTGACGAGTCACCATACGACTCTTGGACATACGACAGCACCAACTTTGTCTGGGTAGCCCCACTGCCTAAACCTGAAGGTGAAGCGTCTTGGAATGAGGCTGCTTACCAAGAAGACAACACAACAGGGTGGATACAGATATGACAATTACCAGAGATTTTGCCAACGTATCAGGCGGACTAACTAGTACGGTTACAGAGCTTAATTACACCGATGGTGTAACTAGCAACATACAAACTCAGCTAGACACTCTGGCCACCGTCCCTGCTGTTGGTACGCAAACAGGTAGTTATACCCTAACTACTGCTGACACAGGTAAGTACGTTCAGGTAGGCGCAGGAGGCTCCATCACAATTCCTGACGCTACTTTTAGTGAAGGCGATATAGTCAGTATTTTTAACAACACGACCGGAGATGTAACTATTACTTGCAGTATTACAACTGCCTATATAGCTGGAACAGATGCAGATGTGGCAACTGCCACGCTTCCAACAAGAGGTGTGGCTACTATTTTGTTTATATCAGGCACTGAGTGTGTGCTTGCAGGTAGTTTCTAATGCCAGCAATACAAATGATGATTCTTGGTGGCCCACATAGCGCGGGTTATGAAATAGCTACTTTGGTTGTTGCGGGGGGTGGCGCGGGTTGTAATACTACCAGCTACACATACTACGGTGGTGGTGGAGGTGGTGGTGGGTTTAGGTATGAAACCGCGAAAAAATTAGAACCCGGCACAACATACACAGCAACAATAGGTGGTGGTGGGGCTATGGGAACCAATCTTGGTAATAGTCAGCCGGGCAGTAATACATCGTTTGACGGCTTTACGTCAACTGGTGGGGGCGCATCAGGTAATGCTGTAACTAAAAACGGTGGTTCTGGAGGGGGGGCTACAGTCTATTCAAATTATGGTGCAACAACCAATTACGGGAGAGGTTTGGGAAACACTCCCGCTACAACTCCATCACAAGGAAATAATGGTGGTAATTGGTTTAACGATGGCTATCAGGCTGGTACTGGCGGTGGTGGCGGAGCGGGTTCTGCTGGCGGTAATGGTAGGGGGAGAAATTTAGGCGGTAACGGTGGCTCTGGGTCTTCTTGGGAAGGTCAGGGGACGTTTGCTGGAGGTGGTGGTGGTGCTGGCACTGATGGTGCTAATTTCTTATTAGGCCCACCTTATAGCGGTTCCGGTGGGTCTGGTGGCGGAGGATCGGGTGGTGGGCCTGCATCAGCCGGGACAGCTAATACTGGAGGTGGTGGCGGTGGATCGGCACAGGGCGCTAGCCAAACTGGTAATGGGGGTTCTGGGGTTGTTATTTTAAAAATACCTACAGCTAAGTACACTGGAATCACCACAGGCTCTCCAACGGTTACAACTTCTGGGAGCGACACTTTTGTTAAATTTACTACTTCAGGAACTTATACGGCATGAGCCATTTTGCTAAAGTTGAAGATGGGATTGTTACGCAAGTTATCGTTGCCGAACAAGATTTTGTTGACACGCAAGAAGGCACTTGGGTTCAGACATCCTACAATACTCACGGTGGCGTTCACTATAGCTCTGAAACTTTCGAGCCAGATGGCGGGGTAGCACTGCGGAAGAACTATGCTGGTATTGGCTATACTTACGATTCTGGTAGAGATGCGTTTTATGAGCCGCAGCCTTACCCAAGCTGGACATTAAATGAATCGTCCTGTATCTGGGAAGCACCCATTCCAATGCCCGATGATGGGAATAGGTATGAGTGGGATGAGGACACAACAGGCTGGATAACTATAGGAATCTAACATGGCAATTTCATACACAATAGACAAACTAGTGCGCAATACTTCCGATGGGGGTGTTGTTCGTGTCCGGGCAATAGCCTCAATGACTGATGGTGATGTTACTGTCAGCGACATGGTACACGCTAACTTCACTCCTGACACATCTGCTGATGGCTTTATCTCTTTTGACAGCCTCACCGAAGCAGAAGTCATTGGCTGGGTAGAATCCTCTATTGATGTTGATGCTGTTACTGCATTACTTCAAGCGAAGATGGACTCTGTGAATACCCCTGCCACTGCTGTTGGTATGCCGTGGGTGACTGAAGAAGAACCTGCCGAAGAAGCGTAAAGACAGCACAACAGGCTGGATAACTATAGGCGAATAACGTGATAGAAGTGATGGCGGCAGTTAGTCTTGCCAACTCCGCTTTCAACGCCCTGAAAACGGGGCTAGAAAAAGGCAGGGAACTGCAAGACATGGGCGAGACTCTTGGCAAGTTCTGGGATGCCAATGAAACTATCTCGCAGGCTGGCATTGAGAATGAGACAGCGACTTACGCCCAAAAGCTGTTGCAGGGCAAAAGCATCGAGTCACAGGCGTTAGAAATAACTATCGCAAAGACTAAAGCGCGTGAGATGGAAAATGAACTGCGCGAGTTTCTGATTTACTCCGGGCAGGGTGACTTCTACCGCGAGATGCTACGCGAAAGGCGGGCTATCAAGAATCAGCGTTTCCGAGAAAAGCGAGCGCAGGAATTAGCCAAAAAAGATGCTATGGATTTGGCACTTATTGTTTTTCTGTTTGCTCTTGGTGGCGGCGTAATAGCCGCTATCGTTGCGA